TATCAGATACTCCTTTGATTGCATTTAAGCCGAATCGGATATTATCGCCTTCGATTTCAAAGTCAGCTTTTGACTTAGAAAGGTCTGGTGGTAAAAGTCTGATGTTAAAGAATGAAAGCTCTTGTGAGATTGCTTCAATTTCTTCGTGTGGATTTGGTTCATGCTTTGAAGATCTTAGCAAAGCCAAAAAGAATTCTTTTGGATGATTGAACTTAAGATAAGTAGTTAAAGCAGAAAGAGTAGCATAAGAAACGGCGTGAGACGCATTGAAAGAATAATTTGCACTATCTTCTGCAACTTTCCATAGAACATCAGCAACTGCGGCTTCTAGGTTATTAGAAGCAACTTTTTCTCTGATTTTCTGCTGCCAAGCTGGCATCTCGCTGACTTTCTTTTTGCCAACAATACGACGTACAGTCTCAGCTTCATCAAGAGTAAATCCAACCTTAACGATCATCTTCATTAATTGCTCTTGGAAGATTGGAATGCCTCCAGTAACGCCAAGAATGTCATCAAAGAAAGGATGTACTGATTGGAATTGACCAGTGGCAACATATCTTGCGTATTGATCTAGGAAGTCCAAAGCACCGGGACGAGCAAGCGAAAGAACGCACGCTAGTTCAAGCATGTTTCTTGGCTTCACCTTTTTGCAAACATGGAAATTTGTATTAGCTTCAATTTGGAATAGACCCTTGGGATTAGATAGATCTTGTAAGAATTTGTATGTAGACGAATTATCGAAATCAAGATTCTTAAAATCTAAGCCGAGTCTTTGGCAGGTATCATAAACAACGGTCAAAGTTCTCAATCCAAGAATATCGAACTTAACGGTAATTTCTGACACGTTGTTCATATCGTAGGCAGAAACGATCTCGCCATCACCCGTCTTTTGCAATGGCATAATATCTTCATTATTGTAATACGAAATAGAAATGCCAGATGGGTGAACGCCAGTATTCTTATTCAGCCCTTCAATCTTCTTGGCGATCTTATAGATTTTTGGATTCTTGTCGCAAAAAGCTTTGAACTGCTCGCTTTCTTCATAAGCATCCTTCAAAGCAAATACCTTACCGAACTGCTTTGGGATAATATCGCTGACAGCATTAACTTCATCTTCTGACATTTCTCCTACAATTTTGCCGCACTCTTTAATACAGAGTTTGCCAGTAAGAGTATTCATGGTAAGGATCTTGCAAGTCTTACCTGCATACTTTGTTTTAATATAATTAATAACGTCCTGACGCTTTGAGAATTCAATGTCATTATCAACGTCAGGCATCAACGATCCATCAAGGTAGGTTATGCCATCTACAACAATTTTTTTGGCACGACTCTTTGAAACGAATCGCTCAAAGAACAATCCGTTTTTGATTGGATCTACATTGGTGACACCAATTAGAAAAAGAACCAAAGAGCCAGCCGCAGAACCACGCCCGTAACCAGTAGGAATATTATGCTCATGAGCATAATTAAGAATGTCCCAGTTAAGCAGAACGTAATCAACGAAACCAAGTTCTTTAAAGATTGCCAGTTCATATTTTGCTCGTTCATAATAGTCTTTTTTATTAGATAATTTGTCTATGCCTTTTGTTCTTACAGCCCTCAAGCAAAGCTGCCGCAAAAACTCTGCGTTTGAAACTGATGGATCAATGCCAAGCTCTTGATAATATCTAGCGTCAATCTTGATCTCTGGAAGGCGAACTCCAGGAGGAACAGGATGTTCGTACTTTTGAAAGCAGTTTAATAAATTGTTCATACGTCAACCTGCATGATTAATTTGCGGAAAATTTTATAATTCATTTGTATATCGTACATAGCATCGTGTAGCTTTGAGGGATCATGGTCAATTCCAAATTGCTTGAGCAAAAAGCCCTGACTTGTCTTCAGACCTTTTTCCCTATGATTCATGAGTTTCATTTGCCATGAGAGTAGATCTCCAGACGGCTTTATGTCCTTGAATAGTGCCGTAGCTAAAGCTTTGGTGTCAAGCATTCTATTGATGAAACTCCAATCGTTTTGGATGCTTATGCCACGCATCATTGTATTTAAAATATAAATATCATAACCGAGTACATTTTGCCCAACAAGAATGTTATTATCATCATAAAGGTAACTAGCAAATTTCTTCCATACCTCAATTGGTGGTTTTGCTCTGGAGATATATTTTTCTTTATTGAAGCCTGTTATCCTAGCTGCGTCTTCAGACACGTTAAGATCGTCGTAGAATACGAATTCATCATGCTCTTCTAAAATGTCTTCGCCTTTGCATACTATCCAAGATAATTGCCAAGGGCGAGAATCAGTCAAAGATAAACCCTCCGTTTCGGTATCAAATACCACGAACTTTTGATTAATTTTTTGTTTTAAAAGATTGTTCATGACGCCTCCTTCCAAGACTGGAAGCAAAATTCTTTACTGCCACAGCCGCCAAGTTCTGGGGCGGACAAACTTTGATTCTTGCCCATGTTTCTGTTACAAGCTATTTTGTAAGTTACCCAAGCTGGAAAGTCTTCACGATTTTTGTAATAGATTGATTTAGCTTCTACGACTTTTTCTTTAAATCTTGATTTAAGAAATTCGCCAGTAATCTTATCAAATGGGAGTTTGTTATCTTCCGTAAAGTAAATCACATCTTGATTGTCTAAAAAATCTGGCATACAATTTGAAAATGTATACTTATTCTTCCAGATATAAGAATCATAAAATGGCACTGCAATTAAAATATTATCAGTCAGACGTTGAAGCAGATCGGAATTAGAGATGACCGATTCTTTTTCTGTGTTTGCAAAAGTATAAATTTTATTAATGTCCTTAAACCCAGAGTCATTCAAGGCAAATAAAATTAGTCTATGAGTAGATGAATCGGCTGACTCATAACTATTGCAAACTCGAATCCGTAATCCAAACTTTAATTGGATACTATGCTTTTGACAATTTTTAAAAGCAGTCAAAAAGCCGGTCAAAGAATCTTCTACCAAATAGATCTCTTTAAGGCTATTTTCAAGCGCAATCGAAATAATGCTATCGGGACCATCTTGTTTTTGCTTCTCTAGTTCGTTCAGTGTGAGTATGCTTCTCCCAAATGAGAAGTGCGACTTGAATAGTGGGATCATGCCACTATCGTAGCAAGTCTGTCTATGATGTCAAGTGCTTTGGGCATCCAAGATAGTTTTCTTTGGTCACCTTCTCGTCTTGCTTGGCAATTTTAAATGCCTCGCTCATGTCTTCTTCTAAGAAAGTTTTAATTATTTTATTATCTTTGTCTCTCAAAGCATAATAATTAAATCCAAATTTATACGGGCAGTGCCACATTGGATTACCATCTTTCTTTAGCTGTCCTTTGTATTTTGCAAAGCCGCAAGCTAGTTTGCCGCTAAATGAACCGTCTGAAGGCATTGGTTTATCGGCTGCAAAATTAGAATAGGCGTCAGGTTCAGAAAAGTTATCTATAACTTTTTGAACTTCAGTCAAATGATTTTCAAACTCGCTAAGTTCACTTTTGGTTGGTGGTTTCATTTTTAATAAACCGCCATTTTTAGTCTTATCTTTGAGATCGAACTTAAGAAATAAAAATTCCATTGAAGCTTTGTGTTTTGGATCAAGCTTCTTAGATGCAAGAGTATAAATCATGTGTTGCATATTGTCTTCTGCATCCTTGCCCGCAAACACGGCCTTGCTGGTTTTGTAGTCTCTTACTACCGAAGTGCCGTCATCGTAAATAAATTGGCGGTCAATAAATCCTTTAATCCTATATTTTTTATCTTTTTTATCTACTGTTATGTCGAAGTCTCTTTCTTGCAAATCCTGCGCAGGTAACCTTTCTGCATCACCCCAAAAGTCGTATTTTAGGGCAGTCAAAGTCATTTCTTTAATTAGTTCAATATTGTCTGGATCAGAAACTTTAAGCTTTCTGGCGTGCTTCAATGAAAGCTTTTTAATAGACTTGATTGTAAAAATATCACCAGCATTTAAAATAGAATCAACATATGGTTTTCTTTTTTTCTTCGCCAAACACTCAAGCACAAGATGAACAACATTGCCTCTGCTCGCTCCTTCATTTGACTTCTCGGGAAGTTTTAAAATGTAATTGCACCAATACGACCAACTACACTTCTCTAGTGTTTTGATTCGGCTTGCAGAAAGCGCAACATGTTTAATCTCAGGCTGTGTCATTTAGAATTTTTTCAGCCCTTTTGATAAGACTGTCAGGGAATTTGTTGGCAACTGCAATCTCATGAATTTTCTTAATTTGAGCTTCCATGTTTATTGTCTTTGAATTCCATTCGTCAAAAATCTTATCCTCGCCTTCAAATGTCGCAAGGTGCATGTCAAAGAAATCATTTTTAAGTGGCAGTTTAATTTGGAGCTTTGAATAATCAAAGATTGAAGAAAGCTGGAGAAATGTTTTGCAAGCAGAAATGAGACCGTGATTAGTCTCCCCATTAGAATCATTATTTGAAGCGATAATAATTTTATCAGGGTCCAGAGCAACAAGGGCAGAAGAAAGCTTGGACGAAATGCCGAGTCCAAAAGTAACTACATTATTTTTATATCCATGTTCGAACAGTGCCATGCTGTCGCCAACGCTTTCGACAATGATAACAGATCGCCGTTTTTCAATTTCTTCTTTCACTTCATAAACATTGTTTCGTTTTAGATTAGCTGGATAAACCCAATCCGCTCTTTTGCCCACATGTTTCCATTTTGGAAATTCAGAATCCTTTTCCCAAAAAACGGCTCGACCGGAAAATCCGTGAATTTGTCCAAATTGATTATAGATTGGAAACACTATTCTTCTGAACAATTGGCCAGACGTAGCATAGCCGCATTTATAAAAATCCAATGTATCTTTACTGATCTTTTTCTTTAAATAAAAATCAAGATGGGGCAAAAGATTTTCTAGAATAGATTCTGGATAAATTTTTTCCATCTCAATTTTCTCTTTATTTTGTACATGGATAATATTTTGAGCGTCAAATTTTACATACTTATTTACGATGTAAGAGTCTTTTGTATCTAAAGTTAATTCCACAAGTCTTTGGAATGGGTAACTTTTTGAACTCCCTGCCGCAAAATCCGTCCACACTCCACTATTCTTATATATTTTTAATGCGGTAGAGTTATCTCCACCACGGTACAAGGCTGTAGTTCTCCAATAGCTACCATAGTCTTTAAGCTGATAACCCAAAGACTCAAGAGAGCTTTTGAGAACAACTGGATCAATTGAAACTTGGGACATTATCGTCTTCACCAGAATTTTGTAATGTTGTTGCGTTGGTGTCTGCTTGATTTACGATATCGCGAAGATCTCCGCGTTCCTTGATGTCAAAATTCTCAAACTGAAGGTTAATGAAATTCTTCTTAAGTGTGCCATCTGGCATTCTGACCAGTTCGACTGCTCCAGCAACGTCAGAGCCAAGGAAGCGATTCTTAACAAAGATAAGTTTGTGAGAACCAAAGTTTGGCCCCTCTTCTTGTCTTTCGTCGGCTGTCTTGGGCCGTAGAATAGCCATATGAGAGCAATAATGAGTGATTCGATCAGACATTGATACAATGCCTTCATCGTCATTGATTGCATCAGAATTACGGTTTGTAGTAATGCCGCTGCGATTAGATTGAATCGAAGTAAACATTGTGATCATAGGTTTTTGATCCTGTACGATATCGCGTTGAATGGTCTTTTTAAACTTATTCAACATATCGCCAATCACTTGCCATTCTGGCTTATTACCATCAGCATCAGCAGAGGGTTTGATATAATCAAAGCTAAAGATGAGGGGATTGCCGCGACCAACCTTGGAATAATAAAAACGCTTCAAATTATTAATCATTTGGTCGGTAGTCATACCCCCAACATTATAATAATAAAATTTAAGCTTCTTAATCTTATCCCAAGTAGAGCGAACTCTTTGAACTACATCTTCACCAGCCTTACGCCAAAGCCCAGTTTCAAGTAAATGCATTGGGACATGGCTTAGAGCGGCACATTGGCGCATGATAACTTCTTCCTTGCTCATTTCTCCGTTGTCAAAGTGCAAAACAGGAACGTCATGCTGCGCTGATACTTTGGTTGTATAGTTTAGGGCCAATAGAGTTTTACCTACACCCGAACGTGCCACGACAACAGTAATGTTACCGGGACGAAGAAGAGATCCATAAATCTTATTAACAGTTGGAAATGGACCCATGAAACCAAATTCAGTAATAGGATTGTTACCGCGCTCTTCAATGACGGCTTCCATTTCTTCGAAGATATTAACCGGCTTTTCTTCATTATTCTCATAAATATTTATAATTTTATTAAATGTAGTATCAGCTTCTTCAACAATTTTTTGATAAGAAGAGTCTGGGGCAATCTTCTTCATCTTCTCTGCTACTTCAAGAGCAGATTCATGGATCGCCCTTCTGATAGAATATTTCTTAATTTCCTTGGCGGCAGATATAGCTGTGGTCTTATTGGTCTTCCTGACCGCCAGAGATCTCAAGTAATCAAAAACATCGATATTATCTTTAAAAGAAATACCAATTTCTTTGATTCTCTGAGCAATAATAATCTCATCGACCTTTTCATTTCCCTCCAAACATTTACGAATTATATGATAAATCGTCTTATGAACGATTGTGTCTTCAGAATAAAAATCTGATTCTGAAACAAAATCGCAAATTTCAGAGTAAGTCTCTGGATACTGAATCAGTCCTGCTAGGAACTGCTTCTCTACTTCTAATGAATAAAGCATTATTCGTTGTCGGTTGCTGTAATTTTATCTTCTTCGTCCGATAGCCATTGTGCGATAGCGGCCTTCATACCTAATGAAGTTACGATAGAATCAAATCTTGTATAAATTTGAGGTGTGCCTTTGGGAGAACACACACAAAGGATAACGCCTTTATATGAGTCAGCGCTACCAGAAATTTCATAAACTTGCTCTACTAGTTCCGTTGGAAATATAAAATCTTTTGGCTCTTCTTTTTGGTCTTTGTTTTTTTTACTCATAGAACGATGCGTTCGAAAAATTCCTTCGACAATATGTCGCTTTCGTATATTTCTACCAGTTCTATGTCGTTTGTCAAGCAGAAGTTCAGCTTTAAATCATCTCTTTTTAATTGAAGAAGCCAATTTTGGCGGTTGTTCCCGTGAAAATGAGGATTGTAAGTTTGATGCTGCTTGCCTTGAACTTCTATTGCAATTTTTTTATTTGCATTGTAGAAATCCAAAGAAAGTCGAGAGCCAACAATCCGCATTTCTTCAAACACAACATCATATTTCCAATATGGCAATAAAAATTGCTTTACCCTCCATTGAAAATTGCTCTTTGATTTAGCTTCCCAATTTATAATGTATTTTTTAGCGTTTTTTAACAAACGCTCTTTGCCATTAAGCGTTTTGAACTTCATTTGATTTTGTAGAAATCATATCTACGAAATACTTATGCAAGAATGCTACGAGTTTTGTATTTGACTCTACAAATTCAAAGATAGAATTTTCTCCTTGGAACTTCTCTGGAGCTTCAAATCCATTTTCTTTCAAGGTGGCGGCAAGGTCTTCCGCTACATAATACCAAGCGCCAGAACGTGTTACAAGTTCCCAACGCATAAGCATATCAACAATTTCCTTTTCTAGCCAAACAGAGCGACCGTCAGTTCTTCCGTATTTAATTGGATATTGGAATTTTACTTTGCTTTTTTCATTAGGACTCTTTTTGATAACTACTTTGCAAAAATGCCCGATAATGGGATTCTTTACGGGATCAGCTTTTTTAATAGCTGGGTCTTTGAGAATGACATCTCCTTCAAAGCGAGGTTCAAAATCAAAAATAAAATCGGCAAAGTGAAGTAGCGCATTACCTCCTGTTGCAGAAGTTTGACGAATTGGAGCAGAACTATAAGGATCAATCTTAACGTCACTTCTAACTTGCGAAATAAAAATAGCCATATGCCCACGCTTTTGGAGTGCGATTGACATACGCTTCATGAAATCAGAAGCAAGAACTGCTCCTCCAGCTACCTTTTTAGATTCTTCGAAAGTTTTTTCTAGATCTCCCTTTGTAATCAAACCGTCAACGGAGTCGAGAATAAACATGTATTTATTCTTTTCTTCATTGTGCATTACTAATTGGCGCATAGCGTCAACGACTGTCTCGTAAATATTGCATTCAAAAACAAAGCATGTTCCAGCTTCCCATCGTTCCGCATCAAATACAAATTTCACACCAGAACGCTTCATCATCTCTTCGGAAAGTCTGCCTTCAGCCTTGATGTAAAAGCCTTTTGCGCCATCAACTGATCTAAGAAAGTTTTTCATAACTTCAAGAGCAGCTGAAGTTTTTCCACCTTCTGTAAAGCCTACAAACCTATGAACACCGGGTCTGAGTCCACCCCCAGTGAGCAGATCAAAATTCAAAGATCCAGTTGAGACTTTATACGATACGGCATCTTCAAAATTATAATGATCTTCTTTCTTGTTCTTTAAGAAAGAATTTAAAATAGTCTTTGAGGATATTGTATCCTGCTTTTCCTCTTGGTCTTTTGCTTTTTTCATGATAAAAATTGTTTAAGTGTTTTTTTGGTTTTAATTTCTGCGTCCTTACCGATCTTTTGTTCTAAAGAAAGATCTTGTTGATGAAGGCGAGTATAGTAATACTCCTTGTAGTCAACGTCAAGTAACTTCTTCTTCCAATCTGCAAAGAAGAATGCCAACGTAGGAACTTTTTTTTCCTGTTGAATTTGCGCGAGAAAATCAATGCTGTACGATTTTTCTAGTCTTTTTAAAAAGACCATCTCTCTTTGCCAAAATCGCTTGTCGGCATTTGCTGGAATTTCAACCAGTGAATCTATAATCTTTTTTCTATTTAGCTTTTCCTTCATGCCCGCAGTTAAGCAGACACCTTTGTCTTTGTCAAGACTTATTGGATGCAGCCGCAGAACCAAAATAGAATCCAGTAACCGCAATCAAACATTCTCTGATTTCTGATGTGATTAAATTACCAGAGATTTCTACGAAAGCTTTATTAGCCGTTTCGTTTCCAATCAAACCTAAAAAGCTACCTCCACTTGTATAATCGACTTCAAGGTATGTGGGAATGCCTAAAATCGCCATAACAAATGGAGACACAACAATTGAAAATATTACAGAGATTACGATAAATTGTCTGATTGCTTTGCCAACATCTCCATCTCTCTTTGATGCTTTATCGGCAGATTCATCGCGCTTATCTATCGCTTTCATCATTCTATCAAATCTAGCCCTGCTTTCTTCCGCCTTGGCAGCTATAATGCGGAATATAAAACCCGTTAAGGCTCCACCAAATAGACTGATAAGCTCTGTAGGCACATACTATTTTACACCGCAAAAGCCTGTATAGTTAATGGGAATTTGTTTGTTTCTTTTACTAGTTGCAACATTTGCGCGGCAATATCTCTTATTTCTTTTTGTGCGTCTGGTTTATTTCTTAAATTTAAGAAATGAGCGAAAGACCGCCAGTTAAACATAACGTCAGCAGCAATTTGCGTATTATATGGCCTAAAAAATCTAGCTGATTCCTTGGCCCTTTTACGATTAAAGCCGTGATTTTGAACTAAATCTTCAATACACTTGTGGTACAAGTCAAGACCCCTTTCTGTATAATTAGTTAAAATTTCTTTCCAGCTATCGGGCCAATCTTCTGGAATTAAAAATTCATCTTCTTTGATCTCTTTGTATCGCGCAGACTCGCCGTTAACAGACACCCCAATGCGATGCTTGATAATATGAATATGAGAAGCGATATCTGTATTTACTAAAAAATGCAAGGAGGATTTTTCAAAGGGGGTATGATGACCATTTTCTGCGAGCATTTTAAGTAGATCGCCCACTCGACCCTTCTTTTCTTCATTAACTTCTCTGCTGGTTGATGTCCAAGCAGAACAAGCGTGAGTAAGGTCGTCGCCATAAATTCCAATTAGTTCAACTTTGTTTGTTCGATTCATTGTAGATTTTATTGTAAGCCATTAAGACTTGAGCGTAATAATGGGCATGAAAATCTGGTTTGGCAAGAGTATTTGCGATCTTTTTTTGATGCTCTTTAAAAAATTGAATTTCAGATTTCCAATTTTCACTCCAATTTAAAAAGTTTTCCAACGAATCCTCATCTAAAGTTAGAAAATACTGAGACAGATCAAAAATATGATAGTACCAAGATATTTCGTCTTGATGGGCTGGGGGTTTTACAAAAATGCAAAAAGAATTAGAATGCATGGCCCAAATCAACCTTTCCCAAGATGTCGTGTTGCCGTTAACATTTAATATGTATTTATAATTAAGCTGATCTTTAATCGATACGGGTTGATGATAAATAGAAATATCAAAAGGCTGTTCTACAAAATTAGTAATCTTAGCGATAACTTTATCGCTGTTCTTATATTTCTTACAAAGGTTAACCCTTTGAACTGATCCATCCTTGTATTTTCTGCCGGTATCAGAACCAAAGAAAGAGGCTTTATCAAGCTTTTCTTCAAATGGTTTATCTATAGATTTTAATGAATCGCATATAGATACAGTTCTGCCCAAATGAGAATCTGGTATACAGATATGTGGGCTTTTTCTTGGACGAGCAAAGCAAAATCTTGTTTCCGTAGCTTCATTCTCTGGACCGTCATTAAAATTAACTACAAATCTAAAATTTAGATTTTTTAATGAAAAATGATTAACTACTTGAGATGTAAAATTAACAAAAAAATTTAATCTGATATTATCTATATTCGGATTACATCTTTCAAGGGTAAGGGTATCGTAAGAAAGTAAAAACTGAGCCTCATTTTTGTGAAGCTCAGTCTTTGACGGATCTTTGGGGAGGTTGATGCGCTTTACATCAACCTCGTTAAGCAAACAATATCTTTTGAACGATTCCAATTATGGAGAGGGATTAGTGACTGCCCCAGTAGCAATAATTACTGGTGCTACACTATTTAGATTGGTGGCTAAACTAAGTCTTCCAAGATCAACATTACCAATTGTATTAACGGTAAGGCCATTAGAAATTGTTCCAGCGTACAAGACAACATTAGAAGATCCAATGAGCGAGACCTTGGTGGCGA